TAATAGGATCTGTCATTAATACTCACCGGAACGGTGTTTAACGAACGTGGAGGGAAAAGCTCTGGACTTTGATAGTGATATTAAGGTTGAAACTGGTCCCTATGAAGCGTTGAAAAAGAAACTTGAGAATCGTAAGGTTTTTGAGTTGAAACCGCTAGGTCTTGCCTAGCGGTAGTTCACGAAGAAAAACTCTCGGATATTAACATCCATATCCACGGAATCACTCAGGATGATATTCTAAAGGATCGGGAAATCCGCAGAGCTATGATATATGAAGCCGCCAATCGTGGAAACACCTTATGCATTTTGGGTGGGGAATTAGATGCCCTAGCCGCCAATTACGGAGTGGATTCCACTTATTCCGAAGAATTGGATGACATGGATATGTATTAATATCCTCAAATATCCTCAACAGCAAGTATCCTGTCCGGGGGTATGGCTTCCCTCACTATGATCTCCCAATCCAGATCCGGTTCTTTTGTGAACGGTAAATTCGTGATATCCAATTTTAGCAAAACTTCATTATAAGGAATTCCCGTTTGTTCCTCCCATTCCGCTATTCGTTCCCCCATCCAATTGTAAAGGGCGTTTTCAGCATCTTCTTTTGAAGGAAAACAATACACCCCCATGGCATCTCCGGATTCTCCAAAATCCTCCGGTATATTTGGTCGTAAACCCAATTTACGGATTTTTTTCAAGTTATTGCGACTGGTAACATGCCAAGCCACAACCTTTTGGTTGTTATCATGGGATTCAAAATATTTTTTAAATGTTATCATAAAATTAAAATTCCTCCACCAATTCCGTGTGAATCTGGCTGAACAGAAAAGTGAATCCGCTGGTGATTTCCTCCCCGCTATCGATCTTTTGGTCGTATTCCAACTCATCCAAACTTGTGGGAAAGGCTTTGATATATGTGAATTTTATTCTTTTCTTGCCGAATTCGTCCAGACCAAATATGGTTATATTCGTCATATAATCATTGAAATTGGCATCCACCGGATGATTGTCCTGATTATACCCCCCCGTTTTCTGGTCATGTAAAAGATTCAACCATTGGTATATCACCCAATAGTTGGAATACATCGAATCCACATTGAATTTGACATTCACGGGAGGAAACGGTTCCTTGGAATGGGATGATATATACAAGGTTGAACCAACATATCTGGCGGCAATACCCTTGACGGTTATTTGGGGAATCATGCTTCCGAACACGGAAAACTGGACACTGTTGGGATTCATATGGGTGTTGTCCCTAGTGTATTCCGCCACTGTTGATTTCAAAATCGGTGGCACATCGAACACAAGCAGAAACTTGTCCTTTCTCGCTTTATTGAGATACGATTGCTCTATGACATTGCCCATGTGAATATTTAAATAATCGGGCAGCTATTTAGAAAAAACGTGCTGAAATATACAAAAATAGATATTTTTCGTCTTTTTTTATATATTTTATAACAGTATGAAATAATATGGAATATTATTACTTTAAATCTTGATTGATCTTGGGTTTACTGCAACACCCTCCCGATATTGGGATACACCTCCCGAAAAGCAAGTGATAAAACCGATGAAATCCTGAGAGAAATGTTCAAAACCACCAAGGATATCGATAAACTGGTTAAATTGATTGAAAAACAACAGCAGGATATTCATTCCGATGTGGAGGAAATATTGGATCTTGAAGAAGAAGAATTGAAAAAAATGGATGAACGTTTCACTTGAACCGATCATTCCAGCTTATCAGTATAAGATATTTTGCGCCTTTCCTTGATTTTATCTGAATTGGCAATATAATACTTTTTGAGCCTTTCCTTGATTTTATCTGAATTGGCAATATAATACTTTTTGCTCCTTTCCTTGATTTTATTCAAATTGGCTTCATAATACTTCTTTTGAATGGCTTTGAATTTATCCCGATTATTCCTGTAATATTTCCTTCTGGTGGCTTTTCCCTTCGACTTGTAATATTTGTTTTTTGTAATCTTAACCTTGTCCGGATTATCTTCAAGATACTTCTTCCGGGTAATCTTAACCTTGTCAGAATTGGCCTCGTAATATTTCCTGTTCCTAGATTTCATACAAACCTTACAGGAAGATAACAATTTTCCCGACCCGCTTTTATAAAAGTCCCCCGAGGGTTTTTCAACCCCGCATTTGGAACATTTTTTCATATTTTCCGCGTTCATTTCAAACATCAACATACCACATTCAACCAAGAAGTCAATAGATGATCAACCGAACCACCGATCCATGATCTCCATGCTCTCCCTTGTCATGTTTCGATCCGGATGAATATACGGAACATCCCGGTTCAACAATTGCCAACCATCCGCAAGCAATTGGGAAAATTCGTCATCGGCTTCCCCGAACGCCCCGAAACTCATCGGGGACAGATTGGAATTCTCGATTTTCTCAACCTGCTCATTGGTGTAAATGGATGTCGGATTGGTGAACATCTTGGTCCCCCATTCAATCGGTGAAAGAACCAAAGGTTTTCCAAAATCATCGACTTCCACGATTTCAAAATACAGTTGGGTGATCTCATTGTGGAGAATCATCAAGGCCCATAAGAACGCCATAACCCTGTCATCGTGTTCCCCCCCCTTGGCTTTCCAAGTTCCGTTAGGATATCTTATGAATGTCTTGAATTCGTTGAGTGTCGCAATGCTGTTGAATTTCACCACCCGCACTTCATTGATAAAGTATCTCTCGTTTAAAACGGCCCGATGTTTGGTGTTGGTGTGTGATATGATACCATGTTGTTCATTCATCCTGTGGGATTGTTTCGCCCCCCAAGAAACGACCTTCTCGTATCCGAAGTCAATCGCAAGCCTGTCACACACCTGACCACCCTGATTGTTCCTCTCGATCAAAACCAGAGGATTCCCCCAATTCTGAAGTATTTCATATAATTTGTTGGAAAATTCCGCTGGTGCTATCTTGTTGTTCCAATATTCGGCAACCTGAACAATTTCCTTGGGGTCGGTAATGTCCAATATTTCAATAACCGAAGCATCCTGATTGACTCCCTCGGACACATCAACCCCCGCCACATATATTCGGGATGAATCGGGATCTTCCCATATCTTATAGTGTCCCTCGTCCAGAACATGTTTGGGTTCCTTGCAGTTCTTTTTGAGTTCTTCAAACAATTCAGCGTCTATTGCGGTTTCTCCGGTATCTAAAAACTCGTTCCCAAATTCTTGCAAAAAAGATTCCAAAGAACCAAGTTCCCGAATCTGTTCCTTCTTCCATTCTTCATCCCTTCCCGGTATTTCGTCCCATCCAATTTTAAGAGCATTAAATCCATTCTCCCCATTTACAGCATCCGTATAAAGTCGATGAAACAAATTACCTTTACCATTTGGAGTGGACGCGGCCAATATTTTCGAAGTTTTTGATCTACTGATTGTTGGATATACAGACTTCCAAAACTCTTCCACGATATGTGTATTATGATTTACTATGTCGTTTCCATAAAATTTATGAACATCTTCTACATTTACAACGTCATACATTTCGGTATCTTCTACCGGAGTCACGCCAATAACTAACTCGTATCCATCTTTGGTTAAAATATTGAACCCCAACGATTCATCCGCATATATATCATCATACTCCCCACTGAATTGATGTTTATTGGATACAATAATTGTCTTATTTGAATTGGTGGTTATTTTACACGATTCTTTTTTTTCATATATGGCGATACCCGAAAAATTTTTCCACCCATCCGGGGTCAAAATTTCATAATCATCGTTGGATATAAAACATTTGGGGTCAAGAGAATGGGAAATCATGTTCTGTAATTAGTTTAAATTGATATCCGTTTTTCGATGCCCAACTATTCGCATATTCAAATTTTGCTTTGGTTTTATCATCTACCGAATATTTAGTTGGTTTGATTTCATATATAATTTTATTTACATCGTCAGTGAAATCAACAATATATATGTGTCGCTTATTATTATAAGTATAAGGGATTCTCGTAATTTCAAATTTTAAGTGTGGATGTGCTTCATGAAATTGAACCTCCCACCCGCTTCTATATTTGGAAATTCCGGTTATATCTGAACATAATCTGGTGTAGTTCAACCTATTGGTGGATAATGGTGTGAATTTTCCGTCTAAAATTTTATTTTTTATAGTGTTGGACATTTTCTCATAAGATCCATTCAATCTATTAATCTCAGTATGTTTCCTTTTCACTTCTGATGTCCAGTATTTTTTATTGGAAATACTCAGTCTAAGTTTATGTATTTCTGATGGTGTTTTTCCCCTGCGGGTTTTTCCCGATTTATCCCACACTTCCCGATTATGTAAACGTGACAAATCCTTTAATTTTGCAACATCGCTCAAATATTCAGATAAACAATCCTTATTGACACATGTTTTCAAAAATATCATACGTTTAATGTGTTTAGGTTCTCCACATTTACATATGGAGTCTTCCCCGGTTTTAAGTTTTATAATATATTCTATGGGTTTAATATTGTGAACCTTTGATTGTTTGAAAATATAATTCAATAATGGTTTATCTGAAATTATATGTTTGTATTTCGCAACTTTTAAATCGTGTTTCAATTCTAAAATATCCTCATCCGAAACAGTTTTAATATTATCAGCATCAAAAATATGTTTGTTTAGATTATCTTTAAACCATTCGCTTGATTTATAG